CTTCTTCCCTGCCGATCCGCAATCCAGTAATAAGAGAAATCCCCGAATGCCATCACCTTCGCTCCGGCCGCCAACTCCGGCACATAGGAAGACGTATGGTACGGACGGTTCAAAATCATATCCGGCTGCCCTGCCTGCACGGACGGCTGCCAGATATAATTCCCATTATTATCTTTCAGCTTCCGCAGCGCCTTCACCGTAGTGTCATTCAGCACCCAATGGGCCTTCTTTCGGTACGGGGATTTCAAAGAATAGAACAGATCCATCACATCATCAAAAGTGATATTCGCCGTTGTGGTGGTCACCCCGTCTGAAGCGCCGCCTGTGGTATAGAAGATGCCCGTAGGTTTTCCGGTACCGTCCCCCACAAAAAAGGCTTCCTCTTCCTTGGAGCCAATCCTTCTCCCGAACTCCTTAGAGATATACGCCTCTAAATTAAATGCACTGTCATTCAGAAGCTCATCCGACACTTTCAGCATGGTCGCCACCTTATACGCGCTGATTGCCACCTGCCCAAAAGCGTCATCCGATTCCGGGAACGCCCCTTCCTCGTCAATCCAGGATGCCTCCCCCTTACTTGCCACCACCGGAATCTTACGGTCACCACTGGACGTATTGATGACCGTGGCAATACTGCGGAAGAAGTTCTCCTCCTCCAGCGCATCCACCAGCGTCCGCTCAAACTCATCCGGCACCAGATAGCCGCCCTCGGAATCCGTTCCCACCTGCAGGGCATTGTTCACATCAAAAAAGTTCTTTCTTCTCATGGCATTCCAGAAGGTCTTCCTGTACAGGTCCGATGCCCTGCCCTTTTTCTCCTCCCCGTCTGGGTCAGCGTTTGGCTTATTGGTGATCGGTGTGGAAGTCGGCTTATTCAGCTCCGCATCAATGGCAGCCTGACGCTCCAGCCGCTCAATCTCCTTCCCCAGATCCACCACATCCTTCTCCATCTTCTCATACGTTTCCGTATCCTCCGCAGACAGCAGCCCGTCATTCCCACGCTTTGTATCCAGGAACGCCTTTGCCGCCTCCCATGCCTTTGCCCTCTTTTCCCTTAATTCCAGAATCTTACTCATAATCAAATTCCTCCATAAATTTAATGTGTTAAAAGGTTCAGCCTCTTTTCTAACTGCTCCACTGGTGTCTTCTTCTCTTCCGGCTTGGGAATCAACTTGGACAACAGCGAATTTGTCACTGTTGTCCGGGAGAACATCATGCCCTCCGCCCCTGTTCCATCTGTCGTATTTTCTGTCTTTTCCGCACCGCCGCTCAGAATCCCGTCCGCAAAACCAAGCTCCACCGCCTTCTTCGCATTAAACCAGCTCTCCACATCCATCAAGTGTGAAATCCTCGTCCGGCTCAACCCTGTCTTAATCTCATAGGCGTTCATGATGCTCTCCTTCACCTCGTCCAGCATCTCCCCGGCCTTCTGCATCTCCTTGGAATCTCCGATAGCAATAGTCATAGGGTTGTGGATCATCATTATGCCCACCGGGGACATCAGCACCGAAGTCCCGGCCATGGCAATCACAGAGGCCGCCGAAGCCGCCAGCGCATCCACCTTCACTGTCACATCCCCCTTGTACTCCATCAGCAGGTTGTAAATCTGCGCCGCCGCAAATACGTCCCCTCCCGGAGAATTAATCCAGACCGTGACATTCCCTGCTCCTGCATTCAGTTCCTTTTCAAACAGCTTCGGAGTCACTTCATCCCCATACCACGTTTCATCCGAAATCTCCCCATTCAGAACCAATGTCCGCTCCCCGTCCGTCTCATTTCGGATCCAGTTCCAAAACTTCCGCTTCATACCAAACCTCACTTTCCATTTCCGAGCATAGAAAAAGCCAGCAGATGATTTCCTTTTTCACCTGTTGGCTCCTGCCCCTGACCTTTATTCTGTTTTCCTTCAAAATCTATCCTCTGTCGATTCACTATCCTGTTTCTATCCGACACCCTCATCTCCACTATTCTTTCCGGCAAACAGCCCGGCATCTTTCAGCTTCGTCATATTCCCATTGATCAGATACAAATCCCCGCCTTCCTCTGCCGGAATCAGGTTCATATCCTCCATTTCCCGGATATCATTCCCGGACAGCCAGCCATTCTGTCTTCCAATGGAATATCCCGTCATCCGGCTCTGGTAATCCCCACGGAGCAGCCCGTCCACATTCAGCTTGATGAAATACTCATTCTTCTCCTGCGGCAGCAGCAAAGCCCTTTGCAGAGACTGCTCCCACCGAATCACCCACGGGTCCAGCGTATACTTCACAAACTCCAAAGACTGCTGCTCAATGTTGGAAAAGCTGGACTTTTCCAAATCCCCCACCATATGGGGTGGAATCCGGTACAGCCTTGCGATTTCGTTGATCTGGAACTTCCTCGTCTCCAGAAACTGTGCTTCTTCCGGCGGTATACCAATCTGCTGGTACTTCATCCCTTCCTCCAGCACAGCTACCTTTCCGGCGTTCTTAGAACCTCCATACACCGAATGCCAGCTCTCCCGCACCTTCGCCGGATCCTTCAAAACTCCCGGATGTTCCAAAACACCACCGGGATTCGCTCCGTTCTCAAAAAATGAAGCTCCATATTCCTCACAGGCCAGTGTCATCCCCACCGCATTTTTCGCCATGGCAATGGGGGAATACCCCACCAACCCGTCAAAACCAAGACCGGGGATATGCAGCACATCCTGCTGCCGCAGGTACACCCTGCCATACTCCTCAAAGTTCGGATTCTCGTCACTGTTCCTGGTATAGATATAGTAAAGCTGCCCGTTCCCATCCCGGTCAGCCTCCATCTTATCCGGCAGGAGCGGATATAAAGCAAGCACCCTGCCGTTCCCATCCCGGATAATCTGCGCATAAGCATTTCCCCATATCAATAGATGGCTCATTAGCGTCTCCCGGAATACGAAGGAAGTCATCTCCGGGTTCGGCTCATCATGGAGCAGATGGTACAGCGAATGGTTATACACCCGTCCCTTCCCCGTCTCCGTATAACGGTACAAATGGACAGGCAGGGATGCCACCGTCTCCGCCAGAATCCGCACGCAGGAATACACCGCCGTAGTCTGCATGGCTGTCCGCTCATTCACATTTTTCCCACTGGTACTCCTCCCAAAGAAAAAGGAATACGCCGAACCGCCGTAACTATCCTTTGGCTTGTCCCTCGCACCCCGGATTCCTAAAATGGATGGTAATCTTATACACGCCTCCTAAAGATATACAAAAAGAAAGCACCCCCGAAGAGATGCTTTCCATTCCCACTATATTATATTGTCGTATTTCTCAACTGCACATCTATGTTCCGTCCGCCATATACAATCCGGATGACTGTAACTGTCTTTTCTTCCTCATCCGGAATATAGAAAACGACAAAATGATCCACTGGCATTTGGTGAAGCCCTCTACTTCGCCACGGTTCTTTTTCATACAGTTTAAACTTTCCCGGCATATCTGCCAATTTCAAAATGTTTTCTTCCAGACGGTCAAGCTGCCCTGCCGCATTTTCCGGTTCCAGGAGGCTGAATGCAATATACTCATAAATCCCCCGCAAATCAGAATCCGCCTGTTCTGTAAGGGCTACACGGTATGTCATAGGCCATAATCCTTACGGATTTGAGCAAACGCCTGCGCTGCCGGTTTTGTTTTCCCCTGCACAAAATCCGTATACCCTTTCTCCAGTTCCTGGTTCATTTCCGCTTCTGTCAATGTACCGGCTTCTACAGGTTTTGCGGCAGGCAACTTCACATCAAAGGGAATCCCCCTTTGCATGACCACCTGTTTTAAAAAAATATTAACCGCATTGGACACCGGAATCCCAAGCTGTCCCAGCACACTCTCTGCTTGTTCTTTCAACCCCGGTTCCAAACGCACATATAAATTTGTCGTCTTTGCCATCATGGTAGCCTCCTTTCCTGCTATTAGTATACACGATTGTCCGTACAATAGCAATGCAATAGCAAGAATTATTAATAAATTTTTAGTATTGGGCTCTCTCTCGGAACGTCCTGTCTGCTAGTTGATAGTGAGTTCTGTGTAGAAAGCCACCCGGAATGCTTCAATCAGCCTCCCAATATCCTTTGTTGTTTTCTCCAGCCCATGTTCATCCTTCCAGCCCACCTTCTGCTTATTGAAAATCATATGGAAGGCATTACCGTTATTCTGTCCAAACCTGATCCTCAATTCCACGCCATCCGGTGCTTCCTCTAAAGCTTCTTCAATTAAATCCGGCTGCGGGCAGGTGCTAAAAATTGCCACCTTATCCCAGGGTTCCCATTCTGTGTTTTGTTTGATTGCTTTGTTCATGTGTTTTTCTCCTTTCGTCCAGGGGTGCTCCCCTTTGGTAGTACACATGTTACCTCTGAAGCCGCACATTATCCAGTAAATCTACTGCTATAAATCTGACAAAGATTCCTTCCCTGCATTGTTCAGATTATGCCCTAAAAAATCAAAATCCCCCTGTCATCGTACACGCTTCCCCCAGCGTTTCCTTCATTTCGTATCGCCCGGTCTAGCGCCATCACCGTTGCCACAGCCCCGTCAATCTTCTCCGTGGACTTCTCCTTATCTGGCTTGATATTTCCAGCCGGGTCTGTCCGCACAAAGATATTATCCATCATCCACCGCAAAACCGGATGCCCTCCATGCGCTATCTTCTTTTCCAGCACCAGTTCCATCAACCGCTTACTCGGCGGTGACATATCCTTGAAGCCCTGTCCGAAGGGAACCACCGTAAACCCAAGCCCCTCCAGGTTCTGCACCATCTGTACCGCGCCCCAGCGGTCAAAAGCAATCTCCCGGATATGGAACTTCTTCCCCAGCTCATCAATGAAATTCTCAATAAACCCATAGTGTATCACATTCCCCTCTGTGTTCATCAGGCATCCCTGCTTCTCCCATACATCATACGGCACATGGTCCCGCCGAACCCGGAGATTCATATTTTCCTCCGGTATCCAGAAATATGGCAAGATAATATATTTCTCTGTATCATCCCTCGGAGGAAAAACCAGCACAAAAGCCGTGATGTCAATGGAGCTGGACAAATCCAGTCCTCCATAACACTCCCGGCCAATCAGCTCCCGCTCATCTACCGGAAACGCACAGTCATCCCACTTCTCCATCTGCATCCAGCGCGTAGACTGCTTCACCCACTGGTTCAGCCGGAGCTGCCGGAAAATATTTTCCTCTGCCGGATTATCCTTAGCACTCAGATACGCATTTTTTACTTTCTCTATATCAATGGTGTGTCCAAGGGACGGATTGGCTTCATACCACACTTTTTCCGAAGACCAATCCGCATCATCAGAAGCGCCATAAATCACCGGATAAAAAGATGGGTCAAACTTTCTCCCGTGAATGATATCCTCTGCCTTCTGATGCTACTCAAAACACACCGAATTTCTGTCTGTCCCCGCTGTTGTTATCAGGAAAAACAGCGGCTGTGTCCTGGCATCACCGGAGCCTTTCGTCATGACGTCAAACAGTTCCCGATTGGGCTTTGCGTGCAATTCATCAAAAATTACCGCATGGACGTTTAAACCGTGCTTGGTATAGGCTTCTGCGGAAAGCACCTGATAAAAGCTATTGGTTGGCTTATATACCAGACGCTTCACGGACATGACTGGCTTAATCCGCTTTTTCAATGCCGGGCACTGGTCCACCATATCCACAGCCACGTCAAACACAATAGATGCCTGCTGGCGGTCTGACGCACAGCCGTAAACCTCCGCCCCCCATTCCCCATCGCCACACGTCATGTATAAGGCAACTCCGGCGGCCAGTTCCGATTTCCCGTTTTTCTTCGGAATCTCCACATAGGCGGTATTATATTGGCGGTACCCG